TAATGATCGAAGTCTTGTAAACATAGAAGGCTTCAACATCGCCTTTTTACTTTGCCTAACTACTTCTTTAACCACTTTTTCATCTTGAGGTAAATCTCTAGCTTCTCTAATCAACTCAGCAGGTTCATAAATTTCTTTATAATGATGCCCTGCTTTATACGGATCAGTGGTTTGCATTTTAAAATCTGGTCTAATTAAATAGTCTTGTTGATGTCCAAATTCGTGACCAGCATGTGCAATTGATTTGAGTTTATCCATTTCAGTATAGGCTGGACGCACTGCTACATAATCAGGAAGGGATCGAGATTTTCCTATATTTAAACTAGTTGCTACACCAACATTTCCTTCTAGATTCTTTGCCACATCTCTACCACGACTAGTCAAAGCTTCCGAAGGTTCCATTACATATCTCTTACCCGGAGTTACATCTTTTTCATAAACATCATTTAGAATATCTTCTAGTGGCTTATCTAAAGATGCTTTCGATTTATCATACTTTACAGAACCTAGGGCTGCGTCAATTAAATCGGCAGGATCGTATCCAAGTTCAATAGCTTTACGCATAAGCTGATCTGTTGTAATCGTAGGATTATTTACAATCTCAGCTACAAGCTTATTGACTCCAGACGTATCTGCTCTCATTAATCTTTTTTTCATTACGATTTAGGCTCTGATGGTATTGTGGTTGTTGGTAAATTTTCAAATGGAGCTGGAGGAGTAGCTGGCTTTGGAACTCCCGGCTGTTCCTGTTGAACTGACTGAGAAGAGGCTTCTTGCACTTGTGCAATTGGAGATTGTCCTGCTGCATTCTGCTCAGGTTGATTTACGCCCGTTTCTACTGGAGGCTGTGGAGCTGGAGCAGGTGGAAGTTGCTGTTGATTGGTCATAGTTAATACTGCAGGATCAGCACTTCTTGCAAATTCGATATGTTCAAGAATATGATCGTAAGTAGCTTTCGCTCTAACTTCATCTAATCGAATATCGATATCATTTAAAATTGTTCTATGGCGAAGAATATGCTCTTTATGGTCATCAATAATGAGAGCTTTAACTGGTGTACCAGCAAGTAGTCTTTCATTTTCTAATTGAATTAAGTTAGATTGATCAACTGGACTTTCAAGCATACCATCAATTCTACCCGTATTAATAACTTGAGCATATTGCTGAATAGAAAATTCTTCTGGCTTCATTTGCATCAATTGCTCTGCCATTTGAACTCGTCCAGCCGTTGTTCTTGCTAGAGGGTTTCCTACATCTACAATTACTCTGTTAATGTCTGCAATATCAGAACCTTTAAATTCAACAAGATATTGCTTATTATTTACTCCAACAATAGAAGCAACTCTTGGAGCAGTAGCATAGTCTTGCAGAATTTCAAGAATAGCAACGCCCAAATCTTCAACTAGTTGTACATATTGATTTTGAAGACCAGACTGAAATTGAATAGCCATAGATTGAACTAGGGCTAAAGAGTTTCCAGATCGTAGATTAGCGGCAGGATCAGGAGTACCTCTAGTTACAGAGTTGATACCTGAAAGCTGTTCCATTTTTGATTCTAGAATACTTAAAAAATTATAGGTTTCTTGAGATGTTCCTAGTAGGTTCAAAGGTTCCGGCTTTTCCGTACCTTGTATAATGTTCAAACCCCCGCCTAAGTTTGTAATATCTATATTTGAACCAGATTTTACAAAAAGATTCTGGGTTGAAAATGCTATGTTATTTGACATAATAGAAGAATACAGATGGTTAATACCTTCCTGTAGTGGGAGTAGGTCAAATAAGTTAGAGTACCCAAATGCGGTTCCCAAAATTTCATTAGGGGACATTCTGAATAGAGGGATTCTTCTATACGGAAGAGACTGATCGTGCAGAATAATTTTATCATTTAAGAAGACTAGCTCTCTACCCTCTGGCATAGCTTCTGTTTTTTTATGGTACATTGTCCATACTTCAACTTGATCAGAATCTACCTTTCTAAATATTTGTAAAGAATATCTTTCTTTTGCATCTTTAGTTTGAAGTTCTCGGATCTCATCTCCGAACTCTGGGTATTTAGCTGCCAAGTCATACTTGTTCTTATAAGTTCTAACTAAAACCCAATCGTGATTATTGTCTTCTCTATTAACGTCAAAAACTACATCAAACGGAGATACGTTAGTAAATTTGATATCTCCCTCATAGTATTTTTCTCCAGATTCTTCATCTTCTTCTATGACTTTACCAGTAGTAGCATCCCATTCAATTTTAACGTACCCAGCACCTAAAACGATACTAAGCTCTACTGCTTTGTTAATATACCGCTCTAGTCTTTTTTCACGCATGTAATAATCTAATAGACCATTAGCAAGAGTTACTTGAGCTGTGGACTTATAGTCTGTATTGGCTGCTCTAGCTTCCATAGATGGACGACTAGAAGTAGTCATAACGTACATGTGTTGTGCTAAGTTACGAACATGGTTAACTGGAAGTTGAGCTAATTCTCCCTGTTCCCCTCCAAAAACAATAGTATGTCCAGAGCCCAAATCTGTGAAATACGCACCGTGATATGCTGCCCAGCAAGTCTTTAGCTTCTCTAGATAGCCATTTGTGGTTAAGGTATTACGCCAATCTGTAGCTTTTTCAAGCAAAATATTTGCAGTATCGTTGGCATCTTTGGCGGCAAAATATGTATTCTTTGACATTTACAAACCTCTAGTACTATTTGTTTAATTCTTTTTCATTGAAAAAATGCTCAGTAAGTGTTCTTCGAACGCTGTCTTGTTGGAATTTCGCAGCGTTAGCTGAGAATCTCCATACGTCATCCCATAACCTCTAGGATATGGATTACGTGAATACACTATGTTACGTATCAAATAAGCCAGTGCGTCAACTAAGTCATAGTGTCCACCGTCTAACGATCTTTCATAATCAGACTTAGATTTATTCCATGTAGCGTTCTTTATATGGAAAATCAACTGCTTACATTTCGGACTAATTATAATACGTTCTTCGGCTAGCATAATACGTATCTGGTTTAGCCAAGCATGTTTATTATCTTTAGCGGTAGCTAAGAATAGTATATCATGTTGTATGTTCAAATCGTTAAGTAAAATTAGATTATTATTATCGGCAACTCTCATGAAAGGCTTCTTTAATCCCCACAGTTCATCCTCCACCCTCTTTACAGAAGAAGCAAGGTTGGATGTAGTAAAAGACCTACCTTTAAAAGTTAGCTCGTCCTCAATGATTACCTTGCCTGTAATAAAGTCGTAATAAGCGAATAAGATACCAGTTAAGTCTTTAACCCCAATATCCATAGAAACGTAAGGATCAAAATATGGAGGACGCTTCCAATCTTTTACAATCCTTTCTAAGAGTTCATCGTTGGCTTCTGGGATAACAGCATGATCCTCATCGGTAGTCATGATGTTTAGATATTCTCGCTTAAAGTCTACCGAATCAAATCCGCCAACTTCATCGGCAAACCCTTGGATATCTTCTTCCGTATATCTAGGACAATCGTAAATGTTTCTTTTTAAAAGTGTACCATCATACTCTGCTTTCTTCACAATCTCCCAGTATTCGTGACCTTGGGATTTTGGCAGGGTAGAAATTAGAATCATTGGACCCTTGGTTGAGTTTAGTTTAGGATATAGCACTGATCGCAATCCGTACTTTAAATCCTGCATAAACCCGCACTCATCGACAATAATCATATGAGCTTTCGGTCCTCGGGCAGATTCTATTTCTTCGGCATTAAAACCGTATAATTCCAGCTTACTCTTTGTAGATGGAAATATCCAAGAAGAGGAGTCTCTGTCGAATTTAGGTTTGATATCAAGTGGACAAGTCTTAAATATTTCGTCAAAGGTAGCCTTTACAATTTTTTTACCTTGCTTCAATCTTGGAGCAACGTAACATACGGTAATATTTTTTCTACTAAGAAGTTCTTCTGCTGCAATACCAAGAGCACCATAAGACTTCCCCATTTGTCGAGCAAAAACGCCAACATGAGTTTTTCTTTTAGTTGATTTTAATTGATCTCTTAATATCTTTTGATTTGAGTCAAGTAAGAAATCTGTTATCTTACCTTTCCTCCAAAGTATTTCTCGGGCTTGCTGAGGGGAAACTTGAAGTGGACTATTGTTCGTTTGATTCATCTACAACCTGCACCTGTAACGCTAGTTGTATCAGTTGTTCTTCTGTAAGAGAGGAGCCTTTCTTGGGCTTAGTCTTCTCTTCAACTGCACTCTTTCCTCTAATTAGCATTAGAGACTTAACGTAAATTTCAAATGCTTTAACTTCATTGAATTCAAGAGGACCACGTTGAGCCGCTTGATAAAGGCGGTTAATTTCTAGCTTACAGAGTTCTTCTTCGTTGGAGCCAACTGAGATGGGACTTACTGTGTGTTTAGCAATTTGCTCTAGATGCGCTAGCTTATCTTTCGTCTGCTGCAGTTCTAGTTGTAATGCTGCAGTAGTAGTGATAAGTTTCTCAGTAAATT